CGGGGAAAGTTATCAGTAGCCCCAGACAAATCAACACTATGGATTGTTACACCATCCTTAAGTTTAGAGCAAGCAAAAGCTGCTCCTTCCTCTTGGTTGTGTGTACAATCTGTTGGTAAGTCTTGCAAGATGCTATCCAACATCTTGTGGAGGGGATACAGTGACATCTGTAGAGCAGTGTTAGGGGTTGCAACAACCCTTGCTTTAGCGCCACGCTCTTGGATAAGAGTAATCTTACCAGGAACACCGGAGAATTTAACATCTTCTTCGACGGCGTATGCTTCTATGTCAAGTTGACACTTGGCACACGGAAAATTCTTAAAATTTTTCTTGAGATAGTCACTGGTTTGAGAGTCGTAGTTACCTTGTATAAATGAGTTTATCCATTTATCACCTTCAAAGGTAAAGGGTTTTGCTGTGTTCAAAGACACAGGCGAAAACTTTAGACCTTTACGCTTCTTCTGGTTAAGGAAGTCACGGACTTTCTGTCTAGAGGAATCAGGTAGACCAAGGACAAGTCCTTTGCCCATCTGGGATATCCTTTTGACTTTAATAGGGTCAAGTGGATTACTTTGAATGGAACCAAGTGTTTTTAGGACTTGGGCATCACTTACTCGTTTAAGCTTGTAAGCGGTGTAAACCATCAAAGCACTTAACGCCTTGACAACTCTCTTCGAGTCTCGTTTGGTTTTTATAACTCCAAAAAGGAACCCAAAAGGTCCTTTAGGGATGATTCGACCATCTGCTCTCTTTCGATAAGACAGCCATGCTGGACGATAATCGTAATTACCGCCGAGATGTTGAACAAACATGGTCTTTAAAGACTTTAGTCTGTTCACGGTCCACTCTTTTCCGCTACTATGCTCCCAATTTTTGATTGAAAGCATCATACCGGTTATGTGGGCTTCAGAAAAACCCAATAACTGCAGATGAGACCTAACACGTTTAGATTCAGCGCTGTTGAATTTTAAATTCATATAAGTGCTCCTTTACGTACTATCCGTACGTGGGATGTGCTTATCAGCACAGAATAGAACGATTAGTCCTATCTGACCCGACAACCGAAGTTACCGACCCTATAAATAGGGAACTTTGCC